TGCATCAAACGTATCTATACGATCACGTTTTGCTTTTTTAGTATATGAACTTAAATCATACTCGTTTTGAATATTTCCAAGTCTAATTGAATTACTTGTAAAATTAAATCTAACTGTTCTCAAGTAAATATCAAATACTGAACCTGTGTAATCAAAATATAAAATCCAACTATCACTACTCAAGTTAAAGTTTGAAGGATAAGGATCATTAATATTACCAATGTTCTCACTTATCACATCCCAACTTTTATTTTTATAATTATATTTTACACTAAATGATCTTTTAGCTTCTAAATATGTTTTAATAATATCACGTTCTCTAGAAATAAATCTTCTAGATAATGCTGGATAAACTACTTCAATTGTACTTTGTGTTGGCACAATATTATCTAAAATAATTGCACCCTTACCATCTGCTCTTTTACCTGAAGGAGCACCTACATTAGTTTCAATACCCAATCCGTTCATTGAGATACTTACAACTTTTGACCAAACATAATCTCCGTCAACTGTTTTAAATTTAATTAATGCACCAGGAGTTATGTATTTCATATATGTATCTGAAGTATCACCTACACGTTGTATTAGCCCAGAGTTATTTGGATCGGTAATGTATCCAGTTTTTACACCACTAGCAGTTGTACTAGTACTAACCCATGTAAATGAATTAGCAGTATAATTTGTTTCTGTTCTTAAACCTTCAAATGTATTTTTATATTTTGTATAGTATAGGTTAACAAATTCATCATTGTCGATAATATTTTTTACATACTTTTCAAATATCTGTGTAGCTGAATCTGTACTTGCACTTGAGAAGGATACTAACTTTTCACTTTGAGATAGTACTGCGTCACTTCCACGTAAATGTAAATCTGAATATACTCCTGTTGGATCTGTAAATTTTGAATATCTGCTATGTCCACTAAATGTTCTATTAACACTTTTAATTTTAACAAGTCCACCATTTGAACCAGCAAGCATAGAGTTATAATCACTTGCAGTAATCATTCTATCTTGTGTGGCATAATTTCTAGGAGCATTTTCTCTGATGCTGTCTAGTGTTTCATTTGAACTTGCATTTGATACTGGCTGTTTCAATTGTAATGTAAGTAAAGCAGTATATGTGTTTCCATCTAGTCCTGTATAATTGACGCTAATTTTTTTGTTTGTTAAGTCATCTGGTCTTAAAACATATGTACTGTTAGCACTAGTTCTGTACCAAACTCTTATTGTATCTTTTGGAATGTTACCAAATGCTCTGTCTGGAAATACAATAGAAATTTTATTGTCTGATCGAGTTTTTACACTGAACACATCTCTAACACCGTTTGCTAGATTATTGTAAATTACGTTGTTGTTTACATCTGAAACTTTTGTCCAGCTCTTAACAATGTTTCCAGTTTCATTAATATTTTGTACCCACACGTCGGTTTGGTTAACATCAGATGCAACTACATCTAAAACATTATTATCAATTGGATTGCTTATAACAAAATCTTGATATGCTAAAGAACCTTGCTTAACACCTAAAAAGAATCCTGTGTTGTTGCTGTTAATTCCCTTACCATCATTTTTAAAATACATTCCAAAAGAACTGATTGGGTCTGGAGTCTTTTCAGTAAAGCTTCTACTTACTTCATCATACTCACTGTTAATAATATTAAATGTTGTTGAAGCGCCTAGTACTGTTCCATCAACATCGTACTTAATTTGATTTGGTGTGTTGTTAAAATTATAAAAATCTGTTGAAATACTATTAATGATTGCACTCTTAACTGGGCTACCATATTGATTACTGTTTTGTAATGCTGAGTTAATTACTGCAATAAAGTCATCTAAGTTACTTGCATTGTTTGTAATTTCATATCTAATTTCAACTCCACCTAAACTTGTTCCTGCACTACCAATAACAGATTCGTTAGTTTTTACTGAAACAATTTTCATCTCACCATACGCTGGCACATTACGTCTTGGTTGATATCCTAAAAACTCTGCCAGCTTATATACTGACTCTTGTTTTTTAGCTGTAGTTAAGAAATTGTTTCTTGCATTTAAATCTACTCTGTATGCTAAGTTATGTCCAAATTGTGCAACTACATCTAGTAGTGATACAAATTCTGCTGATTCTACCCAGTCATTATAATTTTCTGGGTATGTGTTGCGTACATAATCAACCATCGCAGTTCTAATAGTATCATAGTCAAATGCTTGAAAGTTTGCATTAACATATGATTCATATATGACTGTATAGTCTTCTGCCGCAAATAGTCTTGTTTGTCTAGTTTTCTGTGCCATGATTAAAACTCTGCGTCCTGTTGAAATTCTTTATCGAATTTGATCTGCAAATCTATTGCAGTTGTTGTTGGTACATATGTTAGCTTTACATTAATAGTAACATAGTGAGCATCTTGGTTAATGATAACATTAGTATCATTTACTGTAAATCGTGGATCGTAGTTTACTACATTAAAGACTTCCTCTTTAATTGCATCTGTGGTTATGTCATCTAATGGTTGAAACACATACAAAGGTAAGTCACAACCAAATGTAGGGTCAGTCCACTTTTCACCTTTACGAATGTGGAAATGGTTTAGCAAGTCACGTTTGGCTAATTCAAGCCCAGACAGATTACTGCTAGTATATGGTTGTTCTATTGTTGTATATCCAATTATATCGCTCATACAACTATTTATGCAAATAATTAAGTAAGTAGATTATGATTGTACAATTAGCTTATCTTCTGGCCATTGAACATAGTCTTGCCAAGCAATATCTGGAATTTTTAAGTTATGATGCTTATTTGAATAGTTAATTTGGTGCCAAGTAGGTATGATTGGCTTTTTATTTGGAAGAGGTGTTAGGTTATTACTCTTTTTAACATTGCAAGGACCACATGCACTTACACTATTTTCCCAAGTTAGTCTACCACCTGCTGACTTTGGAACCACATGATCCAACGTAAGTTCGTTATATGTAAAACGATTACCACAATATTGACATTTATAATCATCTCTGATATAAACGTTTCTTCTAGTAAATTTTGCTTTGGTTGGCTGTCTGTGATATGTGTTTAGCATAACAATACTAGGACATGGTATTGAGAATGATGGCGACCGAAGTAACACTCCATCGTAGTTCTTAATTACATGTACCTTTTGAGCAAACATTGCCTTTACTGCATTCTGCCAACTTATCGTACTTAATGGAAGTATAGATAATGGCGAGCCGTCTGCATTGAGTAAGAGTACACTGTTATTCAAAGTTTTTATTCCTTGTATTTGTATTTAAATTATTTTATGTAGGATTAACTTAGCTGTTTTGCTAATACTCTTTTTCTACTCTCAAGCATGTTTGGCAGGAATCTTTTTGTTTCTGCATAGTAAACATATTCGGCTTGTTCACTTTGTAATGTATCAAGTAACCCTGCACTATATTCTTTATACAACACTTGTAGACCTTGTTCTTTAATTAATGATCTATCTTTGTTATTTCCATAATCACCTAGCATCAATATCATTGAGTCTGCTTGTCTTGCTAATCTGTTTGTTCCACTAAGTGTCATAGCAGTTGCTATATAATTCCATTCTCTGTTTTCAATGTAATCTTTTAAATAGAATTTTCTAATATCAGATCCCACTTCAATAAATGTATTAGTTTGCAAATACAAACTTAGCATTGCATCATATTGTGATTGTGATAACGTGTCTAGTATAAATGTATTTTTAAATTTTCTTTCTTTGTCTTTAAATTCTTCTATCCATAAATTATAAGCATCAGATTCAATTAGTCCATTGCTGTTTAAATTTTCACTATCGCTATTAGCATAACCTATAACTAATTGTTTGTCAACGACTTTTCTATATCCTGTCCAGCCTAAGTTTCTAATTTTTAAATTTATTAATGACGGGCTTGCTTCAAGTTCAGACAACGGTTTCGATGTGTTGACTATTGTAGAATCTAACACTGTAAATAATGTGTAATCAATTAAGTTACGACTATTAATATTATTTGATAACTTGAAATCGGACATTACGCTGTATACCCTTTACCATTTTTAAATGTTTCTTGTGTTTCGGATACACCTTGCCATGGATGCTTCTCAGGTACTCTGCTTGCTGTACTAGTTTTAATACTAGTGTTTGCACCTTGATTTCTAATTGTAGTTTTTGTTGCAGGTGCTGGCTCTGGTCCATTCATATCTATTCTTGTACCTTTAATAACTTGATTTCCTGCTACAGTTAAATTATAATTAGCATCTGCTTGTATGTTTATATCTACTGCACTGTATACATCCATACTGCCTACACTTGTTTCTAACTTTATTCCATCTGCTCCAGAACTTTTTATGTTAACACCTTGTTCTGCTTGCATGTTAATACTTCCTTTAGCATGTACATTATAATCACCTTCAGTATGCATACTAATACCTGCTTTACTGTACACGTCTACATGTCCTGCTCTATCCATTTCAATCCAAGCATCACCATTTTGTGTAGTAACAAAAATGAAACCTTTTGTATCTTCAAGTAACACCTGAGCTCCACCTTTGGTTCTTATTCTAATATTTTGACTGTCGCCGTTTTCGTCTCCATCGTCCATTGTTAATACATGACCATTACGTGTTGTAATACCAAATACTTTACTTGGTGATTCTCGTCTTGCACTACTTTGGCTATGTCCTCTTACATAATCTAAACTTAAACCTTGTTCGTTTAATACACTTTGAGTATATTCATCAAGTGGTTTAGTATCTGCATCATTTGTATCATATGGATTTTTGTCAACAGCAGGTCCTAAACTTTTTTCTCCATTTGCATAAACTTGTCCACTAGCTTTACCGCCCATCATAGCGTTTCTATCTTTTGCTATAAGACTTCCTATTACTATTCCTTGTTCTAGTGTGCCAGTAAAACATACTGCAACATTTGTTCCTACTTCAGGAGGTTGAGGCCACATACCATAACTAACAGGTGCTTGTGCTTCTTTGGTTTCATCGTCTCCACTGTCTTTAATTTTTGTATGCCCACCAAATGGTGTAGCTAGTAAACAAATATAATCATTGTCTTTTGAACCAAAGTCTGAAAAATGTACTGTAATTCTACCTGTATATAAACTATCTTTGTTACTTGTAACTTCGCCAACATATACTCCACTTAAATTATTAATACTAAGATCGTTACTTTGTTTAGCTCTATTTGATACGTTTACTCCATCGTGTTTTATTATGCCTGCCATTTTATACTCCTGATATTTCTATTAGTTGAGGTAATATTAAAAGTGTATTAGTTGTTGGATCTTTATAACCTGAAAGTGTTTGTGTAAACTTTCCGCCTTGAAATCTACTTTCAATTTTAGTTACCTTATATATCCCACTTGAAACTAAATCAACTGGTCCTCTAGTTTGATTTTCAAGTAAGTCTTCTGCATTAGGATTATATTGCAAGAAAGATACTAATGCATCTCTTGAACTATAATCTGGTGTGTTAGTTCCTATAGCAGTTGAATGTAATGAACCGGACATCCAATATGGATCTCCTTTTATTTCCATAGTAAATTGATATGCGTCATATTCTCTTTTTGCCATATTAGATGCCATATTTGATATCAATGTTTGACTTCCATCGGTTTCATTTTTTCTTTGTTCGTTAATACCCAATGGCTTGCTTATAAATTTTGTGTAATCATTAAAGTTAGTAGGAACTTTATCATATGGAACATCTTCTAAAAACTTAGTAACTTTACTAGGAGTAGTAGGTGTAAACTTTTGTGATGCATCTGCATGATATAATCCTGCTTGTGGTACTGTTACTACAGTATATAAACTCTCAATATCAATCTGGTAGTTTAGTACTTCTGTATTTAATCCAGTATACAAGTATGTATAATTCTTTTCGATTGGTAACATCTTAAACTTTTCTGATTGAAACTTATTGCTAGCAAACTTCTTTCTATGCTCGCCTGGGTTTTGATTTTGTGTTGTCCAATTTTGATTAATTTTTATTATGTGTGTAACATGTATGGGCTCAACATATGCGTCTGCGGATGTTCCT